CCAGGCGCCCTACACGCTCAAGCGCGGTTCCATCAAGGGCCTGCAGATCTGCACGCCGGACCCGAACCTCACGCAGTTTCTCATCGGTGGCGAGGTCATCGTGGACGCCGCCACGCCGGCGAACCAGATCGGTTACCGGGCCCCGCAAACCGGGGTCGAGGAGGTGCCCGACGGCGTCTCGCTCGAGTTCTGGTCGCGCGCGGTGATCGGCTCGGCGCTCGCGAACACGCTGCCGTTCTTCCACTGGATCCTGCCGCGCGCCTACCTCGTGCCGGCCGGCTCGTGGGTGCTCGGCGGCACCGAGGCGATGATCCCGGAGTTCGACGGCTACTCGGTCCAGAACGCCGGGTGGGGCACCGGGCCCGAGGACGACTTCGATTACCCGTCGGACCGCGTGTGGCAGTACGTGCGCGAGGCCACGCTCCCCGACCTGGATGCCGGTCTCGTGCCGGTGGTGGCACAGGTTCCGTGACCACTCCCCTCCCGATCCCCGACGGCCCGCCCGCGGACTACACATCCATCCTGTGTGGTCCGTGGGCGCAGCCGTCTGACATCCCCGAGGCGTACCGGGGGAACCTGTCCGACGGGCAGTGGCAGACGCTCATCCTGTACGCGTCCGAGATCCTGTACCACCTCTCGGGTCGACGCTGGCTCGGCATCGGCTGCGAGGAAATCACGACGTTCGCGAGTTCGCCGACAGCGATCGGCACGGGCTCATGGCCGTTCGCCGCGGACTGGTCGTGTGGGTGCTGGATTCCGGGTGGCGCATGGTTCGGATGGGGCTACGGCGTGATGTGGGCCGGCGAGCATCCGCGGCCTACCGCGCTCAAGCTGGACAGCTCGAGCACCGCGGTCACGGCGGTGAGCACCGCGGCAGGCGTGCTGGATCCCGCGGCCTACCGCCTGTCGAGCTCGGGCTACCTCGAGCGCATCGACGGCGGCACGTGGCCCGTGTGCGGCGAGAACGGCCCCACGATCGTCACAGCGGCCCGCGGCATCGCTCCCCCGCTCGGCGGCGTCATGGCCTGCGTCCAGTTCGTCATCGAGCTCTACAAGCAGTGGGCGAACGATCCGACGTGCGCGATCCCGAACCGCGCTACCTCGGTTTCCCGGCAGGGCGTCACGGTCACGCTGGACACCTCGGTATTCCTGGACAAGGGCCGCACGGGCATCCGGGGCGTTGACACCTGGCTCCTCGCCGAGAACCCCAAGGGACGCCGGCGCGGCGGATCGGTGTGGTCCCCGGATCTGCCGACCGGAAGACGCGGTTAGCACCCCCTGACTCGGGGGACCGATCGCGGCTACGATCGCGGCATGACGAATGATCGACACGTGCGCGAGCACGACCCCTTCTCTGGCCACGCTCCCGTGGACGAGGAGGAGACGCCCGTTCCCGAGCTCGGCCCGACGCCGCCACCGCCGGCCGATCCCCTGCCGCCGGTCCCCGCGGTGGCCGCCACCGAGGAGCCCAAGAAGGCCCCTGTCCGTCGGGGGCGCAAGCCTCGGCGCACGGTGAGTAAGCCGGCCGCCAAGTGAGGGCCGACAACCTGCCGACCACCGGCCTCAACCTCCTCCCGTTCGCCGTGCACGCGCTCGAGTACATCGAGGCGTTTTTCACGGCCAACGGGGTGGACCTGCCGGACCGGCGGTACATCGCCCCCGGCGTCCCCGCGATGGACGCGTGGGACTGCGAGCAACTCATGATCGGCTGTGTCGGCATCACGAACGGTGGCGCGCAACAGGGCAACGCCGGCGGGATGCCGCGGGCAGGCTCGCCGGCATCGGTGATGACCTTGCGTGGGATCCAGTACGGCATCCAGCTCGTACGCTGCGTGCCCAAGGTGAGCGAGTACGGGCAGCCGCCGGACCCCGCCGAGGTGAACAAGGCCGGCCGGCAACAGCTCATCGACATGGGCCTCATCTCGCAGGCCGTGGTGAACCTCGCCTCGAGCCCACCCTCGTGGGTGACCAAGGAGATGAACGTGGACGCCGGCGAGGTGGCCCCGCTCGGCCCGTCCGGCGGTTACGCGGCCATCGAGTCCGCCATCAGGATCACCGGCCTCGAGCTCATGACCGGGGACGAGGTGCCGTAATGGCCGTTCGCGTGAAGGTGACCCGGATCAACTCGAGCATGTTCAACAAGTTCGTGAACGCCCGGCAGGGGCCCATCAGGATGGACCTCAACCGGCGCGCCTCGAACGTCCAGGCGTTCCAGCAACGCAAGGCCCCGCGGCGGACCGGCACGCTCGCGGCCACGAGTCGTAAGCGGCAGGGACGCAGCAATACCCTGCGCCCATGGGTCGAGGTCGTGATCGGGAAGTCAGGCACCACGGACTACCTCGGCTACATCCTGTTCGGCACGCCGGCGCACGAGATCCGGGCCATCCCGAACCGGCCCAACCCGCGGCTCCGTTTCGTGGCCGGCGGCTCGGTGGTGTTCGCCAAGGCGGTGTGGCACCCGGGAACCAAGGCCAACAACTTCGTGCTCGAGTCGCTGCCGGTGGCGCTGCGATGAGGGCGCTCGGGACGTTTTGGACGCTGTTGTCCGTCACGGCGCAGCTGTACGTGATCTGGTTTTTCCTATGCGAAGTTGCTCGATTCATCACGAGAAAGAGGCACCCCATGGCAGGCAAGCGCTACGGATCGATGACGCCCGAGCGGGTCGAACTGGTCCCGTTCGAGTTGGTGGCGATGCGCGAGGACCCGATCACCGGCGAGCCCGAGCCCGAGGTACACGAGTTCATCGCGCGGCCCGTGTCGGATGCGGGTGACCTCGTGGCGATGGCGGTTGCGCAGGCGTCCGGCGACGGTACCGAGGTGGCCGCGGTGATCTCTCGCATGATCAAAAAGGTGGTGATCAACGGGGATGGCACGCCGGCGCAGTGGTCCGCCAAGGAGATCAACCCGCTCGACCCCGAGAAGGCCACCGCGGCAGAGTTCGAGGCGCACGTGGGCGAGTACTACGGGCCGGACGGGCAGCGGTACCCGATGGACGGGGAGGAGCGCGCCAAGTTCGAGGACATCGCGAACGGCTCGAGCCGGCGCCGACTGTTGCACCTCCTGTACAAGGACGAAGCGACAGTCAAGATGACCGATATTGCCGAGATCATGAAAGACATGATGGGTAAGGCGTCTGGACGCCCTACCACCGCGCCGTCTCGATAATGAGTGCGGCGCGCGGGCCCTTCCACAAGACGTACATCGAGGGTCGCCTCGCCCTCGCGGGGATCAATATGCGGACACCGCTCAAGCACTGGCTAGACGCTGCCTATGTTTTGATCCTCGAGACACCGTACGACGACATCAAGAAGCTCGAGAGCCAACTCGCGACCAGCGATGCGCAGGTCGATCCCGAGGCGGCACGGGCCGAGTGGGGCCAGACCCCGCAACAGCAAGCGATGATGGGCAGCCTCGCTCGAGGTGCGGTACCGGGACAGTGAGGCGGGTGGCCAATGCTGATTGGCGAGGCGACGATCAAGATCGACGCCGATACGGTCGGGCTCAAAAAGCAGGTGAGCGACGACCTGAATGACGCGCTCGGCGGCATTCGGCCACCCGTGGACCCGATCAAGAAGACCAAGGACGAGGCCGACAAAGCGGACAAGTCGATCTCCAAGCTCATCACCGGATTCAACGGCCTCGCCGCGGGGGCCGGCCGGACGTTCCTAAGCGTCATGAAAGTCGCCGGCGGGTTCGCCTCACTGAGTACCGCGGCGAACGTGGTGCCGGCCATCGTCGCCGGCATTGCCACTCTGTCCGGCGCGATGTTCCTTGCGGTCCCCGCGGGGTTCGCCTTGGCCGGCGTGATGGCAACGATCAAGCTCGGGGGCGAGGGCGCCAAACGCGCGTTCGATCGGCTCAACCCCACGCTTGATCAACTCAAGTCCAAGGTCTCGACCTCGTTCGAGCTCTCGCTCAACCCTGCCGTCAACAACCTGCGCACCGTGCTGCCCAAGCTCACCTCGGGATTCCAGCAAATCGCCTCGGCCATCGGCGGCGTGGCTACCAAAGTTTCGATCATGGTCAAGACCAACGCTGCCACGTCGCAGCTGCAGGCCATCCTTAGCGGCACGTCGCGCGTGGTCCAGAACCTCGGGGCCGCGCTCGCGCCGGTGATCGCGGCGTTCATCAAGATCGGCGCGACGGCCATGCCGATCCTCGTACAGCTCACCGCGGGGGCAGGCGCAGCCGGCGACAAGTTCAACGCCCTCATCCAGCGGATGGCCGACTCGGGCTCGCTCACCGCGTGGATTCAGTCCGCGCTTGAGGGGTTCCGCGCGATCGGCGCCGTGCTCGGCGACCTCGGCGCGATCCTCAAGGCGGTGTTCAACGCAGTCCAGGCAGCCGGCGGTGGACTCGGCGGCGTGCTCGGCGAGGTCATCGGGCGCATCCGCGAGTTCGTGGAATCGGCGCAGGGGCAAGCCGTGCTCACCGCGCTGGTCACCGCGATCAACGCCATCAGTACCGCGCTCGGCACGGTGCTCACTGCAGCGCTGGACGCCATCGGGCCGGCCATCCCTGACCTCGTGTCGGCGTTCTCGCAGCTCATCGCGATCATCACGCCCACCATCGTGTCCATCATCGTGGGCCTCGCCGGCGCGTTCCAGAGCCTCGCTCAATTCCTCGCGGAAAACATGAACTGGCTCGGACCGATCGCGGTCACGGTGCTCGCCCTGATCGGCGCGTTCAAGATCTTTGTCACGGTCATCACCGCCATCCGCGCGGCGATCGTCGCGTGGTCGATCGTGCAAGGCGTGCTCAACGTGCTCCTCACCGCCAACCCGGTGGGCGTGATCATCGTGGCCATCGGCGCGCTCATCGCCCTCATCGTGGTGGTGCTCACCAATCTCGAGTTCTTCCGGGGCGTGTGGGACACGGTGTGGAAGTTCGTCTCGGACGTGGTCACGGACGTGGTCGGCGCGATCAAGGATGCGTGGGGAGCCCTGACCTCGTGGCTCTCGGGCGTGGTCGACTCGATCGGGAACTTTTTCAAGGACATCGGCAACTGGTTCGCCGAGCTGCCGGGCAAGATCGGATCCTTCCTCGCCGGCCTGCCCGCGGTGATCGGCAACGCCTTGCTCGCTGCCATGCAGTGGGGCCTTAACGCCATCTACCAGGGGATCCAGTGGTACATAGCGGCGATGATCGCCCTTCCCCTTCGGATCATCGAGGCCATCATCACGTTCGGCCCGATGCTTTTCAATTGGGCGGTTGACGCGTTCATCTGGTTGGTCAACGCCGTGGTGCAAGGCATCGCGACCGTGATCACGTTCTTCCAGGAGCTGCCCGGCAAGATCATCTCGGCCGTGATCAACTTCGCGGTGATGATGGCCGAGTGGGCGCGAGGCGCGTTTATCGCGTTCATCAACATGGCCGTCACCAAGGCCGCCGAGTTCATCATCTGGGTGCGCGCCCTGCCGGGCCGGATCATCGACGGCATCAAGAACCTCGGCTCGCTCCTGGCCACCGGCG